TTGTATCGCCGCGAGCATAGGCAATAATCTTGAGACGATAGGGCAGTTTCAGCTTTTCGGCCAGCATACGAACGTACCTGGACTCCAAGAGGATGTCAGGTCGAACCGACTTAACATCCACTCGCTCCCGGCGAGCTACATCGTTGAGGGCTTCATCAACCGCCCTCTCGACGTCATCAGGCCCCATGAATAGAGCACGGTCAGGCTTCATGAGGGCAGCTACGAGGGACTTCTTCATCTTCTCGTAGTCGTTACCAGCAGCTAGGTCGATGAACCCAAGTACTGCGCGAGACTCGGGGGCCTCCAAGAAGCCCTTCCCTCCCCGTCGAACATAGGGTATCTCATTGATAATACAGGCAGTTTCGAAGTCATTCAACTCGGCGTTGGTGCGTGCGAGTACCGCGAAGTTCTCAGCGTCCGCCCCCTCATCAATGTCCCTTCGGTACCGCCCAACAGTCTCAATAGCGGCTTCGACGTTGTCTTCAGGAGTAGATACTTGAATCGAGGCTCGACCTCGGTCCTTGCGCGGGTCCGCCATCGAGGCAACCACGGTCCCATCACTGTCATGGGCGATGAGTGTGTTGGCCGCTTCCACAATCTCGGGCTGACATCGATAGTTGGTGCGGATGTTCCGCGTTGTCCAACCATCATCAAGTGCTTGGAACAACTCAGGTTTTGCACCACGAAACTGGTAGATGGCTTGCTTCTCGTCACCCACCATCCAGATCGACTTGTCCTTTGAGTCTTGAGTAATCTGCTCAGACATCATGGCGAAGATTTGATGCTGGACTGTATTGAGGTCCTGAGCTTCATCGACCAAGATGTGGTCATACATGCCCTGGATAGCGGCCTTGGCTTTCGGATCTCTTACTAGGATGTCACGGAGGACCTTCAACATATCGTCGAGATCCCCGAGTCTTTCTCCACCCTTACGGTTCCGGCTCATGAAGCTCTCGAATGGCTTCGAGGGGTTACATGGAGGGCGCCACCCGGGGATGTCCCCTTTGAGACCCAAATACATCTCGTACCAGATTACCGCCTGAGCTTCCGCTTTGGAGGTTACCGAAGCCTTAGCTTGTTCGAGGGTGACGTCGTTACCGCGCCACGCATTGAGGAGCAGGTTTGCCTTCTTGGCCTTGGGGGGCTCAGTCACCCAAGACCGCGGGTATCCATACTTCGAGACCAAGGAGTCTGGTCCGCACTCGGTCCACATGTTGCGGATAGCTTGGGACAGAGAAGCTGGGTTGATACTTTTCACTCCCCTGCCAGTCGGAGCAATGAGCCTGGGCGCGCGGAGCATATCTTGCTCCTCCCGTGTCCCAAAGCCTGGGGTGTCTCGGGTCCCGACGATCAGTTTCGCGAATAGCGAATGCATCGTCCCGACCTGGATTCCAGAAGCCCCCTCACCGACCTTCTTAGCGATCTTGTCCTTCAGCTCATTGGCCGCTTTACGGTTGAAGGAACATGCCATGACCCGCGCCGGGTTAACCCGACCATCCTTCACAAGGAAGTCAATACGCGCGACCAGGGTTGTGGACTTACCGGAGCCAGCCCCGGCAGCCACCCGTACTCGACCCCCGGTGAGGGCTGCAGCTCGTTGCTCATCATCCAGCTCTCGGAGTGGAATGGGAATATTCTGGATGAGGTTGGGGTCGCTGATAGCCGCCACGGCTGCCGCTGTCGCAATACCAACCACCTTGGACTCTTTTGGAGGATCATCCGGTATATTGTTGACTTCCAAGGACTTCCGAGCCGCATCTGTAGCATTGGCTTGGACTTTGGTGAGCATCAAGGATCTAGATTGTTGTTCGTCCCGACTTGTTTGCGCACCCTGCTCGGCAACCTCTTTAATACTAGTAGTATTGATCTCATTCGAGGCAGCAACTTCATTTGAAGCGCTATCTACTGGGGTTGGAGCATACTCACCTGACCCCGCCTGCTTAGCAGCAGCGTCGATCCAACTCCGCATCCGGAGGTTGATCAACGGGATAGCATCGAAGATATCAAGAGCCTTGTCTGCATCCTCTAACATTGAGGCAGAGATTGCAGCCTTGACCTGTCGAACATACTTGGGGTTATCCAAGATACCCTTGACAGTCTGGGCCCCACCTCTAGTGAGAAGCGTTCGGAACTGTAGCGCGCGTCGAGCTGCCCCCGCGGGGTTGAACACCTTCAAGTTCAGAGCCCGGCGCAACATGGTCTTCTGAGACTCTTTGGATAGGTGTGTCTCCAGATACTCTCGATACTGATCGATCTGAGTATCTGCCATTCGAAGGATCTTGAGACCCCGTCTGATTAGGGCGTCTTCAACATCATCAACCCCAGAAGTTTCCTCAGCGTACCGTTCATAGGTATCAAGAGCCAGGAGAAAAATGATGTATTCAGCTACCTGAAACTCACCGATCTCCAGGTCATCATCATTCTCGGGCTCATTGATTGCTACCTTTTTGGTGATCGGGATTAGCATGCCTTCAATTCCCACGTTATGGACGTACTACAACCAAAGCCAACCCACAAGGGATTTATGCTAGAGTCCGCATACGACAAGGCTCCTCAGTGTTACCACCAAGGAGCCTTCAGTCATTGCCTGGACTATCAGATCCTGGCGCGCAGGTTGAAGGTCAAGACGAGGTACAACAGCGGGAATATCGGCTGGTAGTACGCTTCGGCGTTCAGAGTAGTTGGGTCATTAGGGTCGACCGTGGCCGAGATGCCAGTGAAGGCAGCCACAATCTCCTGTTGAATCAACTGCTTGAACAACGAAGTCATGCTGACTTCGACTTCATTGGTCCTGCTGGCGAGGAACTTCGTACCTACGAAGGCATCGAGGACCGACCTCGAACTAATCGAAACGTAGTCGGCGATCTGGGTCACTGTCGGCAACCGAGTCAGGACCGACGTCATGTTGGTCGTGAGACCCTGACGAACCCTGATGATAGGCTGCAGATCTTCTAGAACCGTGATACCAGCGACGGCCGTTTGATTGGCCTCCACCGGGTCCATGATCCTCGGGATTCGAGTGAACCCTTGGAGCTGCCTATGAGTGTACGGGGTTGCAACGTCAACCGCCGGTGAGCAGACCGCACCAGCCATGGCCGCCGCGTAGAAGGTCCCGTCAACCAAGGACTCGAAGGTGTTGCCCAACTCATCCGTGAAGGTAACCACAGAGGAGTCTGGGTAGAAAGCCACGATTCTTGAACTGAAGAGGCCCTTTGCGACTGACTGAGCTGTGGTCGGAGAGGTCCCACTTGCAAAGCCAATCATACCCATTCGCTCGGACTGGTTGCGGATATTCGACATTACCTCACAATGCTGAGTCAAAGCCGAGTAAACCGCAGTGTCAGTGCTCAGGGGTACGAGGACATCGGGCTTGACATTCCCTGGTAGGGGAGTTGCCAGACCTTGGATAGCCGTGATGAACGAGGAGGCTGCCGCTTGGTTCGTGTTCGGAACCTTTAGCACCTGGGTGATTCCCACCAAGACTGCACCGTTGAGGATCGCCAAGTACGCGCCCAAGACTACTCGGTTCTCAGCATTGAGTTGACCGTAGTTTGCTTCGATGGTCTTGAACGTGGTGAAGATCCGCGTCGAGAAGTCCTGCTTCATGTAGCGGTACGAGATGTAGTAGTAGTCACCGTTCTTCGGCTCGAGACCAGACGGGTTGAAGGTCTGGACATTTGCCGTGTCATTCACCCCAACATTCACAGTATTGGTGACGATAGTCTCCAAACCAGGGATGTAGTAGTACGGGATTCCAGGGTTAACCTGGAAGGTCTGGGAGATGACGAGGGTGAAAGTACCACCACTTGCATACTGAGTAGTGGACGGGAGGATGCTGAACCTCAAACCAGTACGGGAATCCGTATAGGTCTGTCCTGGGAACCCAGTACCTGACGAACCATTTGGATTCGAGGAGGTGACTACGAAGTTGTTGGTAGCACTCTCCCCATTGTCGCCAGAGGTCCCTGGTACAATCCCAGTCCCAGTTGTCGTGTTGAACGCCGACTGAGTACCCCCAACGAACCCAACGCTCGATGCCGTTGCGCCAGTAGTGAGTGACTCAATAGTCAGATAGGTCTGACTATTGATGACATCCGGATAGGCGACACAACCTGTCGTATTTGGAGAAGGAGCTACGTGACCAACAGTTCCTGGAGTTCCCCAGTTTGTAACGGCAAACCCCGTTGTATCCATGAGGCGATCAACCACCTCTTGAACACTCACCAAGGTCTGACTAGCAAACTCACCCTCGGTGAACCCGAGAAGCTCATTGGCTGTACCGTCCTGAATCAACAAGGTAGATTGAGGAGAGCCGTCTACACTGGTGATTCTGAGCTTGTTCAAGTTCCCCAGAGTTCCGACCGAAGCCGTACCCTGAGAGCCAATGACCAAGTTGACAGCCGTTACAACCGCGCTAGTTGCTACGGAAGCACCGTTTGGTAGAGTGACCTGAAAGTCAACTCCGTTGACTCGAATCTTGAAGATATCGTTCAGGCCAGCAGTGATATTGAAGGTTCCAGGAACTGAACCAATCAATGTTGCCGGCTTATCGAGGGCACCTACAGTACCAGCAGCAGTCTGGAACGTAGTGAACCCAAGGAGGGTCTCAGCAGTACCCTGATTGATGGTGACGTTACTGTTATGGTCGAGACCACCTGGGACCGAAGCCGGAGTTGAGTACCCTCGGATTACGAAGAAGGTGCTCGTCGAGCCTGGCCCTGGGATGGCCGTGAACAGGTCGTTGGCTGCTGTACTTGAGAAAGCCACATTAGCATCAATGACTGCATTGACTGCTACTGCTACTGCCGCCGGAGTAATCACACCAGCAGGAAGTGAAACCGTGAGGGCCACTCCGTCGATAGTGAGATTAAAGGTGGCTCCACCTACTGGGATAGTAATGTTACCACCAGTTAGTGGTACAGCCTGACTAACCAAGTAAGCTCGGGTAGACCCTGACAACAGGGTTGAAATCGTAGTTCCGTTTACAGAGGTCCTCCAAGTATCGGAGGCGCCCACGTAGAAGGAATAGGGTTGAGCACCGAGGTTCGTGTAGACCGCATTCCGGGCCACTGCTTGACCGAAGGTGACCGTGACAGTCTCGCTCACGGGGGTTCCACCGACATGCATGGCGTCCGGGATCTGCTCAACACCACGAGGCCACTGGACGATCTGAGTCAGACCTCCACCCTTGGTACCAAAGCGAATCTGGTACAGGTTCTTGTTGAACAAGGACGAGAAGACCTCGTACTGACCAACCCCAAGAGGTCCTGGGACCTTGTTGGTCAGGATGTAGGTGTCGTCCGTGATCCTGTTGTAGTAGAAGGTAGCGAAGACAGTCCAGTCCGGAGGAAGAGCATTCTTGAGAGTGATTTTCCGGTTGGGCCCGTCCACAGAGAGGACGGTAGCCGCTGGACGCCCTAGAGCGTCTTCGAGGTTCCGACCAACCCTAGCCACAATAAGGTCTGGACGATTCGTAATGAGGTCCTGACGGTTGTTGGCTACTGAGCTGTATAGGGACTGCCCGAGAACACTGTCACGCCCGTTACCCGTCGTTGGAACTTCGGGGAGGATGAACACGGTGTTGCTGACAGAGGCCGGAATGACCGTGGTGTCAACGAACGCAGCACACTCGACCAAGTACAGCTTGTCATCGACCAAGGTCGGAACAATCTGAGAGGCATCGAGGGGTTCAGTTCCAGGGGTGTTGAGAGTCGATGATACCGAGTAGCTGGTCCCCCAGTGGACGATTGAGACGTCCGGAGAGGGGTTAACAACTACGAAGTCCTGATTCTGGATGTAATCCGATCGACCCGAGCTAATCCCACAACGAATGACATTCGTTACTAAGGTATTTGGCAAGTAGTCAAACGTATCCTGCCAGGTATTCGCCCAGTAGTTGACTGTAACCGTGGAGCCTGGAGGGGGCGCCAAGGCCAGAGTCACAATACCATTGGTCCCGTCTACTGCAGTCGGGATGACCTGGACGTTGTTGACCTTGACCACAACCTTGGAAGTGTCGGTAGTGGTGATGCCACCGGAGGTCCCGTCCACGATCGGACGCTGGAACACACGGAATTGAGTGTTACCGCTCGCCGTTTGACCCGAGGATAGTCCGAGGATACCATTAGCTGTGCCGGCACCGATAAATACCGAGGAAGCCGCCGTAAGAGTGAGGTGGTTGAGACCTTCATTGTCAGCAAAAACTGACGTTGCAAGCCCTGAGATAGCGGCTGCATCGATCTGAGTCTTCAGGCTCAAAGCCGTTGAGGACCCAGGAACGAACGTCACTGTCTGCTCAGACCCGTTATTGGGCGTTACCTTCAGTGTATCATTGACACCCGCCACGATGACGAAGGGCTCGAACCCTGGAGTCGTGATTGATGAAGCAATCACTGAAACCTGAGCTGATACATCGTCCGTGAAGGCAGTATCGCCTCGGTGGAAGTAGTAAGTGACGCGGACTGTGTCCGTCGGTTGAGGTGGTACTTGCAGAGTGACCTCACCCAAGGATCCGAGCACACTACCAACAGCCACAGGGCTGCCATTCACGGTCACAGTAACAGACCGTGTATCATTGGTAACTCGACCAAAACCTTGGCCATCTACCAACGGGAAGTTGCGGACTTGGAAGGTAACCCGAGACCCGTCATTCGCCCCAAGAATGGGGTTCGATGGGTTCGTGTTATCCACGATCCAGCGCAGGGTTACGTCTTCATTGACGATTTGCTCATCAAGAGTAGACGAAGAACCACGCACCATTTCGAGATCATCTTGCTCCAGCTCTTCCTGACCGACACCGATAATGAACGGTATCCGCAGGCCAGCAATGAGCGAAGCAACATTGGCCTCGGTCAGTGTGCGGGAGTATACACCAGGTGGAACGTACGTTGCGAAGGGTCCAAAAGACATCCGACTCTCCTGACTCAATTGGTCTGAACAGGTCTGATTCGATTTGATCTTGGAAGTCTGTCAAGACTACCTAATAGATAGAACAGCGATTCGATCTGAGTCTGGATTTACATTTGGATGTCCGGCCCCTTAGAACCGGAGGAACTTACTCTGACTCCAGGGAACAAGACTTTATTGGGTTGGCTTTACTTGTGAACCCCGCTCGACTCCCACAGCTAGATCTACTAGTTTTGCGCGGGCATTCCTTTGAGGTTGCCCCATTGCTGCGTATTCTGTGTATCCTTCACCATCAAGGCGTTCAAGGGCTGGACTACCTCCAACCTCTCGTACTTGCTTCTTGACTTTATCCCGCTCTCTGTAGGTGGCCCATCGAGACTCAGCACTCCTACCAACTATCTTGTCAGCAGTTGGATAGTCCTGATCATGAACCCCTGAGTTAGCCGGCGCAGCTCCACCAGCCTTGAACCCAAACCCAAAGGCTGTCCCATCGAACAACCGAGGTGCTTCCTCCTTACAGGAAGGGCATGGGTGTGTCGGGTTGTCCCCGAGCTTCAATGTGCGTTCAAACCTAGTCGAGCATTGTGCGCACTCGAAGGTATAGCGAGGCATAGAGTACCCCTTTCATCCGATCCGTTCGTAATTTGCATTTCGCCCGACTATTACAGGCGTAGTGTTGAAGAAAAGTGAAGCTTGTGAAAGAGCTTGGATACTAGAAGCCCCGTTGGGCTTCGTGTAAGCCGACGCCCTACTAATTGTGTAGGGAAGTGGAAGGTGCATCTCCCAATCAGATTGAATTGCAACACTCATAGAATAGTTGTAGTAGAAGAGCTCCGCAGCCTCATCGTAGACTTCCTCGGACTCACCGCCCATTGAAGTATCGGTCAACTCAATCCCTTCAGAGGATAGGTTGCTGCGCTTCTCAGCCCAGAGATACATGAAGACCAGATCCGCAATCTCTTCCATCTGAATAGGATCCCTAGAGATCACATCCAAATCAAAGGTAGCGTCGAACCGACCACCGAAGGCTTGCGCAGTCTCCACTCGGTCTGAGTACACGACAACCGCTTGCTTGTCCCCGGGCTTACCCCTCTTGCCAAAGGCGAGTATCACCCCAGGGAGGGTCTTCCAGTCTGCTGTATTCCACGACCACTTGATGG